CCGACCGCCGTCTGCAATTCCGCGTAGGTGGAGAGGGCCAACTACTCGGCCTTGGGCTCTTCGACGGGCTTCTTCTTGCTCCCGCCCTTCTTGCCGTCCCCGTCATGGTCGAGCGGGTCGGGGGTCTCCACGCGCCCGAACTCGGCCGGGGTGTCGGCCCAGCCCGCGGGAACGTCCTTGGCGGTGTCGAACAGTTGCGCTTCACCCTCGGGCCCATAGGCCCAGCAGCGCGCGTCCTGGTCAGTCATGGCGATGTCCTTGGAAAAGGTGCGGGCGGAACCGAAGCCCCGCCCGCAGTTTGGCGCTCAGGGTGGGGGCGCTTAGTTGTTCGCCAGACGGCAGGCCAGTTGCGCCCGCAACGTCTTGTATCCGTAGAGGATATCGAGACGCGTCGGGAACTTGTCGTTGTTGATGTCGTACTGGCGCACGATCCGCATGGAGATGCCGTCGTAGACTTCGCGGGCGGCGAAATCGACGCCCTTCGGCATGACCAGATCGGCCGTGGCGAAGGTGAACGCATCCTCGTGGAAGAGGATCGACTGGCCGTAGACCGCCGAGGCGTTGCCCTGGAAGGTGAGCGCCGCGTTGTCGGCAGGCAGGGCCGAGACGTTCTGGGTCGCGCCTGACGAGATGATCGAGGGCGAGATCGGCAGGGTGGCGTTGCCCGAACCGTCCGAAGACGTGTCGGCCGTGACCACGAACTGCTGAAGAACGCCCGTATCCGCCTTGGTCTCGGGGTGAACCCGGTTGACGCCGGCGATGGTGAAGATGTCGCCCTTCTTGACCCGGTTCGCGGCGGCGGCGGTCCAGCCGTCCGTCACGATCGTGGTCGCGCCCGAGGTGGTGGCGCCGTTCATCAACGGGGTGCCGCCGCGCTGGCCGTTGGTGTGGGTCGTCAGCTGGGTGTTCTCGTAGAAGTCGAACCCGGCCGTGTGGCCCATGGCGCCGGTCTTGTATTGGTCGGCGATGGAGGAGCTGTTCTGGAACAGGCCCTTCAGAGCGTCCACCAGATCGGCGTTGTCCGTGGTGTTCAGGATGGCCGAGCGCATCCCTTCCGGGGTCAGCGCGTCGTTGAGCGCCTTGCGGCCGGACAGCAGCTTGGCGAAGGTCGCCGCCGAGCCGATGTTGTTCACCTGTTGATACACGTCGTTGACCATGGTCAGCGCGTCGGCCTCGATGTTGGCCGCCAGGACCGCCATGGCCGGCTCAAGGATGCGCTTGGAGAACTGGTCCAGGCTGAGCGTCAGGTCGGTGGAGGTGAAGTTGAGATCGACGCCCTTCTGGGTGTTCACCTGCAGCGTGGTCGAGGTCTCGGTCGTGTCCTGGGCCGACAGCGTGGCGCCGGAGCGCACGGTGTACTGGTTCGGCAGGCGGATCTTCAGATCGGAGCCGATCTTGGCGCCGTCCTTGGCGAACGAGGAGTCGTACTGGCGGTTGATGTTGCCGATGAAGTTGCACTTCTGGTGAAGGATGCGCAGGGCTTCACGGGTGACCGCGGTCGGCGTGAGAAGGGTATTAGCCATTTGGGGTTGGGGTCCTTAGGCCCCTGTGCCGCTATGCGCGGCGTTTGATCTGGGCTTGGCGCGCCTTCATCCACGCTTCCGTCGGCGCCCGGTCGGAGAGCGGCGCGGGTGCGGCGCCTCCCTTCAGGGGCTTGGGCGGCGTGGGTTGGTCGATGACCTGCTTCTGGCGCGCGGTGGATTTCTGCGACTGGCGGTAGCGGTAGGCGTCGTAGAGGTCCTCAACGACGCGAGGGTCACGGATGGTAGCCAGGGTGGCCGCCCCGTAGCGCTTCGCGGCGTGTTCGAAGACCTTTTCGCCGACCTCTTTGGTCCAGCCGGGGATCTTCGCGAGACCCGCTTCGAACTCCTTGAGCGCAGCCGCGTCGGTCTGACGCGCTTCGTCCGCGAGTTTCGCTTCGGTTTCCCGCCACTTCTGCCCGAGCGCCTGTCCTTGCTGCTCGCGCTGGTCCTTGAGAACGTCCAGAGCGTCCCGCTTCTGGTCGGCCTCTTCCTGTGTTTCAGGGGTGAACTCCCGCCACCTGGCGATGAGCGCTTCGGTGGCCTTCAGGGCCGCCTGTTCACTCTGAAGCTCTACGACAACAGCCTGACGCCGGGCGGTGGCTTCCCGCTCTTCCTGCGCTCGCTGCTCGATGATGGCCCGCTGTTCGGCGGCTGACGCTGCTTCGGTGCGGGCGGCCTCGATGGCGGCCTTGACCGACTTGGGAACCCGATAGGACTTGTCGTCCAGTTCGAGGTCGTCTTCCTCTTCCTCGCCGTCGACTTCATCGCCTTCCAGCTGGTCGTCGGCGTCGGTTTCAAGGATGGGGGTTTCGTCTTCGCCAGGGGCTTCCTGGTCGGCGTTGTCGGTCATAAGCCTGTCCGGGCTGGTAGGACCCCGCGCCGGCCTGGCTACGGGGATGCGGCGCTAGGCCGTCATTGGGCGGCGAACGATGCGCCGTAAGGGTTGGGCGGGTTCATCGCGTCGAAGCGCATCTTGGCGATCTGGGCTTCGGCGAGCATCCGCGCGGTCTGGGCTTCGTAGGCGGCGATTTCCGCCTCCTTGGCCTTGATCTGGGTTTCGGCGGCCTTGGCCTCTTCAGAGGTCTTGGCGGCCTTCAGTTCGGCCTGCAGTTGCTGAAGCTGCTGGCCCATCTGCTGCATCTGCTGCTGGGCCTGCATCAGTTGCGGGTTCTGGCCTTGGGCAGCCGGGGGAAGCAGGGACTGAAGCCGCTTGGCGATCTCGTCGGCGTCCTGCCAGTCGAGGTTCTTCGCCAGAAGGTCGCCCATGACCGGCGCCGCTGCGGGGAAGGCCCGCACGAACTCGATCATCTGGCTCGCGGCTTCCTCGCGCTTGGTGGTGTAGGACGGCCCGGCCTCGACGGTCAGGTCGTACTTGCCCGCACCCAGCTCGTAGATCCGCTGGATGGCGTTGCCCTGATCGTCCTGGGCCTCGTGCGGCTGGTTCACCGGCACAGTCTGGGGCTTCATGTCCGCGCCCAGCACCCGCACGATCCGCGGCGCGGAGTACACCCGGGGGATCAGGTCGATCAGGATGCGCCCGGCGTGCTTGATGGCCCGCGAGAGGTTGTCGATGTAGTGGAAATTCGAGGTGTCGCCCTCGCGCTGGCGAGCGATGATGGCTCGACCCGAGGTCTCGTTCGATTTCGCGCCCAGAGAGGCGTCGTAAAGGCCCATGACCGACTTCATGTCGTCAGAGGCGTTCAGGGCCTCCTGAAGGGCGCCGGCGGGCGGTCCTACGAACCCTTGACGCTGCGGAGCCTCAGCGCCGTCGTACTCAATGTACGAGTGGCTCTCGGTGTTGGCCGTCGACCACTTCTCTGCGTCGGTGTCGAACGCGCCCTTGCGGCCGATGAACGGTGCGCGGGGGGCCAGCGCGACCATCTCCGTCGAGACGGTGCGCCAGTAGTTGAACATGCGCTGCGGGTCCTTGGCGTCACGGACCAGACTGCGGAACTGGCGCTTGCCGTCCACCACCACCACGTCGCCATAGACCGGCACGATCGGGATGAAGCGGCCCGGCCACTCGCTCTCCTCGATGACCTCGGCCCCGGTGATCAGCCGGCGCTTGACCTTCCAGCCGGTGACCTCGCGCTCGCGCAGGACCGTCAGGCCCAAAGCGTCGAACTCGTCCTTGCGGGCCTTGTAGACCTCCTCGGCGACCACCTGCGGCTCAGCGCCCGGGGCGGCCAGCGCCAGAAGCTTCGACTTTGCCTCCTCGCGCGTCCACCAGGCGGCGACCATCACCTGCTCTTCGTCCAGCCAGGGCGAGCCTACGCCGTGGTAGTCGACCGACCAGTTGACCGGGTCAGCGCCCTTGAACATCGCCTCGAACCGGTCCTTCGACATCGGCTCGACCTCGAACGCCACATCCCAGTCCGACGAGTCGAACGAGGTCGAGCGGGGGTCGGCGTAGATGGTCGTCGGGTCGGGAACGGCCTCAATCTTCAGGTCAAGGTCGAAGGTGTCGTCGTGGGCATAGTCGAGCCCGATCTTGAAGTAGCCCAGCCCGGTCGTGACCGCGCTCTCCAGCGCCGTGTCGTAGGCCACGTCGGCGTCGGACGCGTACTCGATGTTGCGGATCAGGCCCGAGATGATCTCGGCGGTCTCGGGGTCGGACTTTGAGTCGGCGGGGTGAACGGTGATCGAGGGCTTGTTCTGGCGGGCATCGTTGACGACCTGGCGGATGAACGCCGGCAGGCGGTTGATGGTCAGGCAGGGCTTTCCGTCGCGGCGGCGCTTGGCCTCCATCTCCTTGGGCCATTGCTCGCCAAGGCGGGCGAAGCGGAGATCGTCCAGGGCTTCGGCGCGGTTGTCCGCCTCGCTCTCCTGGGCGAGTTGGAACGCCTCTTGGGCCTCCTTCAGGGTGTCGTCGGTCATCCCATCCACCCCCCTGCCCCGCCGTGCTCGCGGGGCTTGGCCTTCTTCGGCTTGGTCGTCGCGGCCCGTTTCATCATCAGCGCGTACCGGCTGGCCGACATCACGTCGTCGTTCAGCTTCACGATCCGGCCGTCCTTGCGGTGGTAGAGGCGGAACTCGCCGAACCAGGCGCCGCAGGTGGCGAACACCTTCCAGCGGCCGGTCTGCATCCGCTCCAGCATGTCCATGATGCCGGCTTCGACGCTGTTGCCGCCCTCTTCGTGGGTGGCGTGCTCGTGGAGCATCTCGAGGCCGTGGCCGCGGTATTGCTCGGCGAGCTGCTCGCAGTTGCCGCCCTTGTCGTGCTGCAGGCCGTCGTGCGGCCAGGCGGTGGGGATCCAGTCGCCCCAGGGCCGGATGGCCGCAACGTGGGTGTGGGGCGTGGCCTCGCGCTCCCGGTAGTCCTTCAGGACGTAGAAGACGTCTGCATCGGCGTCCCAGGCGCAATCGACGGCGCCGAAGGGGTGGTCGTATCCGAAGTCGATGCCCCGGATGCGCTTCCAGTGGTCGGGGATCGGCATCGGGTCGATGCGGATCAACTCTTCTTCGATCGGGAACACCCGGCCGGAGCCGAGGGTGGGGATGCCCTTGGCGCGGGCTTCGCGCTCGTGGGCCGGATAGGCTGCGATGATCGCGGCCCGCTCCTCGGGGGTGTAGTGCTC